GCGGGTAGATTTTCGGACTGACTACGCCGCCATTAGCGTGGTGCGTGCCGCGCCGCTTGTGTTTTCAACCAACAACGCCGAGCGCATGCGTATCGACTCCAGCGGTAACTTGCTGGTGGGGAAAACAGCCGCTAATACTTCGCCCGGACTGATTCTTTATAGCCCGTCGTCCACAAGCAATGTCGGCCGAATTGATTTTACCAAGAGCGCCTCTGGAAGTTTTGTTGCGTGTAACTTTGCTTTTAACGCCACAACAGTTGGTTCTATTTACACCGACAACGTTAGCACCGCATACGTCACTTCTTCCGACTACCGGCTGAAAGAAGATGTGCAGCCGATGATCGGGGCGCTGGCAAAGGTCGCTGCGCTCAAGCCCTGCACCTACAAGTGGAAAGCAGACGGCTCTGATGGTGAAGGATTCATTGCTCACGAATTGGCTGAAGTTGTGCCTCAGTGCGTAACAGGCGAGAAGGACGCAGTAGACGCTGATGGCAATCCTCAGTACCAAGGCATTGACACCAGCTTCTTGGTTGCCACACTGACAGCGGCAATTCAAGAACAGCAAGCCATCATCACCGCTTTGACAGCCCGAGTTGAAGCACTTGAATCTAACTAAAGGAAACTGAAATGACAAACTGGACAATCACTCAAATGGAGCGCAATACCACTGATGGTTTTGTGACAACTGTTCACTGGACAGCATCACAGACCGATGGCGAATACACAGCTTTGACATACGCAACAGCAGGGTTTTCTGAAGTTGAAGGTTCTATGATTCCTTATGCTGACCTCACTGAAGAAACAGTGGTTGGTTGGGTAAAGGCATCATTAGGCGCTGAAGGTGTTGCCGCTGTTGAATCTTCTTTAGCTGCAAACATTGCTTCTCAGAAGGCTCCTAAAGTAGCTTCTGGACTTCCTTGGTAATTAGGAGATTATTATTATGCCACTCAAAAAAGGTAAATCAGATAAGACAGTCAGTGAGAATATCTCCATGATGGTCAAAGAAGGTAAACCACAGAAGCAAGCAGTTGCTATTGCTTTATCGGAAGCAGGTAAGTCTAAGCCAGAGCGTGGTGAGCGTACCAAGAAGAATAAAGAGAAGAAGAAAGCCAAATGACACGCCCTGTATCAGTAGGTGTTAACCTCACCTCAGCTACGGCTACCACAATCTACACAGTTCCTCTTGGCTACTTTGCTAAGTGGAACTTGATGTACATCTTCAATAACTCAGGCTCTACCAAGAGTATTTCTGCTTATTGGAGAGACTCTAGCGCATCCACTAATATCTATGTGCAAAACGGTACTATTGCATCAGGTAGTTATGTTCGCATGGATGGAGGAGCTTATGTAGTGTTGGAAGAGGGCGATACCGTAGTGATGCAGGATGAAGCAGGTAGCTCTTTCAGTACTATATGCACCTTTGAATTGTTTAAGAAAGAAGGAATCTAATCTATGGCCTTGCCAACATACCTTGACCTTGTTAATGATGTTCTGATTCGTATGCGCGAACCTGAAGTCACTACCGTCAATGAGAATACTTTATCTAAGCTTGTGGGTAGGTTGGTTAACGATGCCAAACGACAAGTAGAAGATGCCTACGCATGGAATGCTTTAACTGATACCTTGATCATTGAGACAACAGCTAATACTTACGGCTATGTGCTCACAGGTTCAGGTACTCGCTTTAAAGTCATTGATGCTCAGGACAACACCAACAAGTCTGTCATCAATGCCTTGAGCACCAAGTTGATGTCGCAGTACTTGCTGAACAATACCAATCCCGGTAATCCGATGTACTACAACTTTAACGGTATCCACAGCACTGGAGACACTAAAGTAGACTTCTACCCTGTTCCTAACGCAGGCTTGACCTTGTACTTTAACCTGTACATTCCTCAAGCTGAATTGACTTCTGACACTACTGCTGTGCTCGTGCCTAAAGAGCCTGTAGTCTTGGGAGCCTTTGCTCGTGCCTTGGTTGAGCGTGGTGAAGACGGTGGTTTGAACAGCTCTGAAGCTTACGGTCTGTACAAAGCTTCATTGGCTGACGCTATCGCTATTGAAAGTTCTCGCTATGTTGAGGAAGAGACTTGGGAGGCTGTGTAAGTTATGGCACAACCAATACAGACATTTTCCATCTCAGCTCCGGGATTTTTTGGGTTAAATACTCAGGACAGTTCGTTAGATTTAAACAAAGGCTTCGCTTTAACAGCTATTAACTGTGTTATTGACCAGTATGGCCGTGTAGGTGCTCGTAAAGGTTGGGTAACTAAGCACTCGACAAACTCTGACTTAGGTACTGCTAACGTAGAGTCTATGGGTCAGTTGGTCACAGATGTGGGTACTGAATACACTATCGCAGCAGGTAACAACAAGATTTTTAAGCTGGTAGGTAGTACCTTAACCATGCTGACCTACGGGGGTGGCGGAACAGCTCCTACGATCTCCGGCAGTAACTGGCAGATGGCAGCTCTTAATGAGTGCTTGTATCTGTTCCAATCTGGGCACGATCCTCTGGTGTTCGACCCTGCTGTCAGTACTACAACTTATCGCCGTGTGTCTGAGAAGTCAGGTTACACAGGTACAGTTCCTGCTGGTAACATTGTCTTGTCTGCCTATGGACGCTTATGGGTTGCTGACTTAGCTACTGAGAAGACAGTGATCTATTGGTCTGACATCCTTTCTGGTCATAAGTGGACAGGAGGCTCTACAGGCTCTATTGATGTCTCTTCTGTGTGGCCTAACGGTGCAGATAACATTACAGGTTTAGCCTCGCACAACGGATTCTTATTCATCTTCGGTAAGAACAATATCTTGGTGTACTCAGGTGCTCAGGATGTGCTCTCGGCAGGAGTGTTCAAGATTTCTGACTCCCTAACAGGTATTGGGTGTATCGCTAGAGACACCATCCAGAACACAGGATCAGATGTTATCTTCCTATCCGATACAGGTGTTCGCAGTGTCTTGAGAACCATTCAAGAGAAGTCAGCACCCTTCCGTGACTTGTCTAAGAATGTACGTAATGACTTAATGAGCGCTGTGGCAGGTGAGACAGCTTCCAACATCAAGTCTGTGTACAGTCCTTTTGAGTCCTTCTACTTGATTACACTTCCTGCTCTTAAAGTGGTGTATTGCTTTGACATAAAGACTACATTGCAGGATGGAGCTAGTCGAGTAACTATCTGGGATAATATGGAGCCTAAAAGCTTCTGCTACCTCCGAGATAAAAGCTTACTGATCGGTAAGGCAGGCTACATTGGTCAATACTCAGGGTATCAGGATAACGGCAGCAGCTACCGATTCCAGTACTTCACCAACCACACCGACTTAGGAACACCTTCTGTTAGCTCCGTACTGAAGAAACTTTCAGTGGTTGTTATCGGTGGTTCTAACCAGTATGTGGCAATTAAGTGGGGATATGACTTCAAGGAAAATTATTTCTCACAAAATGCTAAAATTCCTACACAAAGTGTTGCAGAATTTGGAATTTCGGAGTATAATACTGCTGGAGTAGAATACTCTGATGGTATTACCCTACAAACCCTTGTTGCCTATCCTACAGGATCGGGTAAAGTTATTCAGACTGGTTACGAAGCAGACATTGATGGTTCTGCTCTGAGCATCCAGAAAATCGAGCTACAGGCTAAAAACGGAAAGATTGTATAACATGACAGACTATGTAAAAAGTACTAACTTCACCAGTAAAGACTCTTTGTCCTCTGGCAATCCTTCAAAGATTGTCAAAGGTACTGAGATTGATACTGAGTTTAATAACATTGCAACAGCAGTGGCTACCAAGGCTGATACTGCAAACCCTGCTCTAACAGGAACTCCTACGGCTCCTACAGCTAACGCAGGTACTAGCACTACTCAGATTGCTACCACTGCTTTTGTAACTACTGCATTGCAGGCTCTGTATCCAGTGGGTTCTATCTACATCAACGCAGGTGTAAGTACTAACCCCGGTACATTGTTAGGCTTTGGTACTTGGACAGCCTTTGGTGCAGGTCGAGTCATGGTGGGCTTGAACGGCAGTGACTCACTGTTTGATGCCTTGGAAGAGACTGG